AGAGCACCAGAACGATCAAACTCACCAGTGGAACTATCAGCACCATTCTGTGCCACATAGTTTACACCAGCAACAAGACCTTTCTTGCCATACTGGACACCGAAACCAGAACCAGTTGCCTTGTTATAAACACCAGGAGCACCAGCAACAGCAAAGAAGTCAAGGATACCAGACTTGTAAGCAGTAGGAATCCAAGTCATCTCAGTATTACGAACCAGAGCACCAGCAGTAAGAGTGGTGCTACCGTTGAACACAGGGAACTGGTAATACAGACGGTCGATTACAACCTCATTGCCACTGTCACCAGTGGTGTTATCTGCTTTATCCAGTTTGAAGATGGATGAGCTGGAACCGAAAGGATTGCTGCTGAAGTTAGCAGAACGCAGACGGGTCTTGAGAAGATCTTTACCAGTGAATGAAGTATCCAGGTTCAGACGCAAATCGTAATTGAATGCCGTGTGAGTTACATCACCAGTTTTGGTTTTGTAATCATCAACACCACCAATTACGAAGTTTGCTTCACCACGCAGTTTGGTGGTAGTGGAGAATTGAGTTGCTTCAAGTTCGGCAACTTGAGATTCAAGTCCATCTACACGACCCTTGAGAACTGCAAGTTCTGCAGCAAACTCATTTAGAAGACGCTTCAGTTCATCGGTAACTTCAGTCACACGATCAAGGCAAGCATTAAGAAGTGCTGCTGCCTCATAACGGGTCATAGCACGACCACCACGGAAGGTGCCGTTAGGATAACCAGCAACGCAACCATAACGCTCTACGAGGTTGCTGAGTGCAGAGTATGCCCAATCAGTTGGTTGGACATCAGAGAATTGAGTAACGCTTGTAACCTGCTCTGCAGAGGCATATTGGTTGACTGCTGCCATATTAAGGTCTGCGGCATTCGCAGCAACAGGAGCAACCATTCCCAGAGCAACAGGTGCAAGCATCAGTTGTTTGAGTTTCATAAAAGTGTTTTAGTACTAAACGACATTTAGATTGTTAAGAATTACAACAGAATTCCTAACGACTTATTTAGTATAGGTCTTTATATTGAAAGTGTCAAGAACTTGGAGGGGTTGCCGAACTTTCAACAACTCTACCCAAATATGGATCGTAATCCATTAGTTCATCGATACTCAAATTAGCTCCCCTTTGGGACCAAAAATTTATTTGACTATCATAATTTCCTCGATGGTATGTATCAATATGATCTGGATGAATGGAAGATCCTAATTCAATTCGATAAAGCAATAAAGGGACACTATATGTATTTCCGGAATTATAAATTAAATCATCAGCAACAGGTCTTGGTTTTACTCCATTATCAAGTTTATATTTGTCACCTCTAGTATGAAGACGTAGAAGTTTTTCTGCATGATGTCTGGTAATAATGTAACAAGCGGTGGAGAATTCATTTACAAATCTTTTATGGACTTTAATATGAATATCACCAGTACATATAATTGCAATTTGAACTACATCCCAATCATAAGGAATACGACAATAAAAATCATTCCAATTAAAGTTCCAGTATTTGACTAAATCCAAATTACAATCATCTTCCATGATGACAGCATAAGGACTATCAGATGTTTCATACCAATGTTTAATTGCTTTTAAGTGAGAAGTAACACATCCAATCTCACCAGAAGACATCATTTCAGGATACCTACCTTTAATAATATCACTCAAATCATCTTCTCGACCATCATATGCTGAAATACGAGTATAATTTCCAATTTCCCAGTTTTTAAACTGGTTTTCCATATATTCTTTTCTTTCTGGTTGACCATCAAGATTTAAATAATAAATTGGTCCAAAGTTTTTGAGTTTGAATGCTGATTTATTTTTATCCATGATTATAAATGAATCCGCCCATTTGACTAATATTTTTTTGATCCATTAGAATACTAATTCCTAAAAATTTAATTGGAGCATCGCCCCATCTTTTAGTATAGATTCCGCCAGTTTCATCTAAGTAATTATAAAAGTCCATATATCCACTTGTCAAGAACCAAGAAACTTTTCCAAGTTCAAAATTAGTATAAAACATTAATCCTTCAGGCAAATTATTAGGATATTTTTTATTTACAGTTTCCCAAAGATCTTCTACAACTTTAGGATTATCATTTTCTATTTTTATAAATCCATAATAAATTTGATTTTTTTCAGCTAATTCAAATATATCATATGGAATTCTTGTAGTGATATAAGAATCAGTATCCAACCTCAGATAATAATCATATTTCTGGATAATATCAAACTCATACATTTGCCCAGAAAAAAATCTACACATGTGACGATACCCTATAGGAAATCCAGGATGTCCCCATGCAACAGGGCCATTTCCATGAGTTGGATGTGGGAAAAATTCTGGAATTTGATCTTTTATTTCCTGAGGATAATTTGGAATATCAAACTCAATTGTTTGGTAAATTAAATTCAATTTAGTTTTTACTTTTGATTTTAGTTCATCAAAAGATGGTTCACAAAAAACGATAACGTCAAAATTATTAGTAGTAGGGACAACGTTTTCCTCGACTAAAAATAAAGATCTATTAAAATTTTCAACATCTTCTTCAGATGATCTTACCAAATAAATTATACAATTCACAAATACTGCTCCCAATTAATTACTGGTGATTGTAGATGATCACAATGTGTGGCATAACCAGGAATAGATGTGATCAATCTTCTTCCCACATTTCCTAAATGAACAAATTTAGCATGATCCATTGATATTCCATCAGGGGATGCGTCACTATAATGTTTATGAATATTATAGTCTCTTTTTAAAGTTTTTACCTTCGCAGAATAAGTATTACATGTAGAAGGAACTGTTCTCCAATGAACAGACTTACTTACTAATACTTTAGAAACTAAATTATCATATCCAGAATCAATATACTTATCAAGATGATCGTAGAGAGAAATATAATCAATTGGTAAAGTAAAACCTTCCATTAAAATTTCACACCACTGTGGTTGATGCAAATAATCATCTTCCAAAAAATAAATTATAGTGTCATCAGAAAAATTTTTTTCCAATGCAATATCTATTGTACGAGAAAAACTACCAGCCTCATAACCAAAATTAATTACTTCAACATTTTTTTCATCTTTCAAAAATGTATCTGCAATTGGACCAAACTTTTCATCATATACAATAGTATAATCAGCAAGTTCTGGATTGATTGTTCTTTTAAAATTTTCAAACAATTTAACCTTATCAAACCATTCTGGTCTGTGTCTATTTGGGAGAGCACTGTTAGGTGAATAATAACAATGCCTCATGAATACTTGAATCGGTTTCATTTCCAATAATCGTAAATGTCTTTTGTTACTTCGTATTGCATATCTTTTACTTTTCTATTGGGTTGATTCATTGCCCATTTAAACATACTATCGATTAAAGGTTCGAGTTCAGTTTGATCAGAAAAATTTAAAAGATTTTTTGCCTTTGAATGATCACAATATGCGTGCTTAACTTCATGCCTTGCTTCGGCATGTTCAATTGTAGCACTATAACCATAATTTGCAGCAACTCTTTTTACAGTTTCTGCCGCTTCATTAATTGTAAAATACTTATCTGCGCCAATATTAAATATTTCTCCATGATGGTCCGTCAACAATTTATCGAAGGGTTCCATATAGTACTTAATATCAGAAAAAGCGCGGGTTTGTTCTCCATCACCATACACCAAAAGAGGTTGCCCACCCAATGCTTTTCTAATAAAAATACCAATTACATTTCTATATCTGTCCCAAATATTTTGATATTTACCTAAAACATTATGTGGTCGAATGATATTATATTTAAGACCAAACTGATCTCCCGCAAGTTTTAAATCAACTTCAACAGAATATTTTGCAACACCATAAGGATCTACTGGTTGAGGTTTAAGGTCTTCTGTAAATGGAGGTTGCTGTTCTCCATATACAGCCATACTTGATGTAAAAACTAATTTAGAATCATAATTAATACATTCGTTAATAATATTAGCAGAACAAATTACATTGTTTCTATAATTATAATTGCGAATAAATGGAGATAATCCTTCTGCAGCATATGCAGCGAAATGATACACTACATCCGGTCTTTCATCTTCAAATACTTTCCTAACTTTTTTTTGATTTTCTAAGTTAACTTTATAAAATTTTAGATTATCATTTTTAGGAAGAAATGCTTTATACCCACCAGAAAAATTATCAATACCGATTACGGTATGTCCATTTTTCAAAAGGTGTCTCGAATAATTTGCTCCAAGAAGACCTGCTGTTCCCGTTACTAATACTTTCATTTGTACTTAATTGACATCAACTCATTTGTATTTGTGAAATTTTTTCCATGCCATCCAAAGTGTTTTGTTTTATCGAATGCCATGCGTTCTTTCCAAGAAGTTCCAAATTCGATGCATGGATTTTCATAGGCAAATTTTACAGCAACTTCAAATGGAGCAAAATTAATTCCATATTCTAGTGCTTCATTATACTTTCTCACGCACAAGAAACTATCTTCTCCAAGTCCATCACATGTATCAAATTGAGATGAAAATTCTAAAAACTTTTTACTTCTTAAACTAAAACCACCATTTCCAACTCTATTCTTAGGAAATACTTCTCTCATCAAAGATTGTTGATCTTTGTGTTGCATAGAAATCCAACTTTCTTCTGATGGCCAAGGTGCTCCAATATAATCATATTTTAAAAATTCATCATCCCAAAGATCTGGATTGATAGGATGACCATCATCTTGGATCAGTAAAATATAATCATTATCGCTATGATTGATTAAATTTAAAACTCTATCATTGTATTGATACCAATCCATCTTATCAACTAAATGAAGTTCAATATCATAAACTTCAACATCTTTATGTGTTACAAGAATACTTCTACCAAACTCAAAAAACTTTTGGCAATAATTTATTGCCGCAGAAGATTGGTAAGGATCTACACAATTAATAGAAATTAAATCAATATTAAGTAATTTTCTTTTTAACATTTTTTTTCCAAGTCAAGTACGCACAATTTGCTCCATGAAATCTTGCAACAGATCCTCCTTGATATTTTTTTACTTCAGTATCCGGAAATTGTTCTTCAAAAAACTGAATACTAAAACTGTGAGGATGTTCAGTATTAACTGAAGTATCTATTGGTTCAAACAACCTTATTACATTAGTGATTTTTTTTGCGTTTTGAATTTGCAAAAAAGGATCTCTAACATGTTGAAGAACGTTAAAAAACCAAACCTCATCGAATTTAGATTTTCCAGTATAATCTTCAAATCCAATAGAAATAGATTCTACACCAGAATTCAAAAGATTTGTTTTTATATTATCAGGAAATCTATCATACAAAGGTTCTACATTTACTGCTTTCTTCAAACCTTTGCAGAATGATATTGCCGGATGGCATCCACCGCCAGACTCTAAAATTTTTTTACCTACAAGATCAGTTTCTGGATCGATATTAAAATGATCTTTAAGAATTATAAATGCAGAATTTTTATAGTTTTCTTGATTTTCATAATCATAATGATTAATTTCCCCATTCTGGGCATTTTCCCATCGTTCTTTACTAACTTCTTTAACCATTGAATACTCCTATTTTATTGGAAAAAATATTTATTTCTAATATTATAACAATTCTCTATCTTCATTTTTGTATTCTAAATTAATAAGATCTTTATGTCTATCATAAAATATTTTCATATTTTTATGATTCGCTTTCAATAACCATGGAGCAGGTGATCCAGAAATTCTAGTTCCTCCCCATTCATCCTTCGATTCAAAATCAATCCAATAGCACCCACAAACTTTATTAAGTTCTTTGTGCATCCTATACATTAAATCATGATCATCCATGTCTTGTGGGGAGAAAATTTCGTCAAGATAATTCAACTTTTTCAAATCCTCATGATCAATCATCAAAGGTCCTCTGTTTACAGAAGAACGAATTGCAAAAGTATCCCTTGAGATATTTTTTCTATCCGCATGATTAGTATGTATACAAATATCAGACCAACAGTTATCAAGATCTTCAATCATTCCAAGATGTTTTGTATTCGGATTAAATTCCCAATTATGAGCAGTTCTTGAAGTAACTGCAAAAACATCATCAAAAGCATCAAAAGGTTTTTGCATTCGCAAATTCCAACCTTGTTCCTTAATGATCATATCATCTTGAACAATAATTACATATTCACCACTTGCGCTCTTTAATCCAACATTATTGGCCTTTGTCTCATAAACATCGGGGGTTGTTGCAATAATTAAATTATAATTTTTACCATAGAAATAATCTTCAACAATATCAAAGGACTTATCAGTGCATCCATCAAGAACTACAATAAGTTCATAATCTCCACTAGTATTCTTTACTATTCCATCAAGAACTTCTTGAATTAACCACTCCTTATTGTGAATTGTAAGAATTACACTATGCATCTTTTATCTCTACTAAAAATCTATCAATATCTCGACCAAGGTTAGAACCAGGATATCTATCATACCAATAGTCATAATCACATTCAATAAAATTCCTAAATTCTTGATTACTTACACTAAGACCTTCTCTAATTGCAATATTAGTTAAAATACTTTGATCATGACGATGCTCTCTAAATGTCGTAAATTCTTTCCCTAAAACACTTGGATCATCTTTAATAATTCTTTCATCTAAGCAAAATTTCATCCACTCAGAAACAATATTAATAGACTGCTCTGTTTTTTTCCAAACATGAACTCCTGCTTCTAATTGATTAGAATTCCAATAATCATCCTCATCGCATTCCATCAAAATAAAACAATCCCTTTTGGTATAATTTTTATTTTTATTATTACCTAAAAGAAGAAGACAAAATTCATCATCACTTAAAGTATTTTCGACATATGATTTAATATTTGGAGAAACCATATCACCGCAATCACAATAAATTATATAATCATTTTCTTCGACCTTGGAAAAAGAATCGAAAAGAACATAAGGTTTCCAGACCCACCAACCACCACCTCTATCTTCATCAAGGATACTTTGATTATCCTTATAAAAATCGGTGGAGATTAACCAATCTCTATCATATGAAATGATATTAAAATTTTCAGAATGAATTTTTTCTAAAAATTGTTGCTGATCCTTAAATTTTTCATCAGCATAATTTACTAAGTGCCAGGTCATACTAACTTCTCCTTCACGTATTCTTGATTTTTATAGTACTCTATAACTTCTTCTTTAGAAAGACTCTTTAAGTATTCCCAAAGTTGATTGTTCTTCTGCATAAATGGATTATTAAACCATGAGTTTTCTGTTCTTTTATGCTCTAAGTGATATGCATAATTATCCACTCTACCAATATTATATCCCAAAAGTTTCCACCTGTGATGTCTTTCTACATCTTCCGGAGCATAAGCAATAAAGTTTTCATTTTCAAGATATCCTTTCTTATAAACTTCAGTTTTAAAAAATTGAACCATTCCATATTCAGCCCATCCAATTCCATTTACATTTTGAGCATATCCATAATACTCATCTAAAACTTTTGGGTCAAAATTTGTAATAAATTTTTTAACGAAAGGAATATTAAAAAAATTCTCTAGGTCATTTTCATCTTCAACTACAGTTTGAGGAAAAACTTTTCTTTCACTATATTCTCCAAATTTATATGGATAAACTACGTCATATTCATCAGAATCTAACATTTCTTTTGCTTTCACATAGGAATCAATTGGTAAGACAATATCAGTATCATAGTTTACTACTATGTCAGTTTCTGTCATCATAACCATTTCATTTAGAAGTCTTGTTCTATGAAAATGATCATCGCAATTTTCTTCAAAAATATACTTTAAATTTTTAGTATCCGAAATACTACTGATTTTAGGAAGGGCCCAAGTATTAAACTTAGACATTTCATCGGATTCTTTTATAATAATTTTGCAATCAAATCTATTCAGAAGAAATGATGTAATGAGAATGATATTTCTGAGTCTATCATCAGTATCAATTCTTAGAGGAATTATAAAAGTTACATTACTAAGATCTATCATATCTTAATCCACCTCTCAGGTATTAAATCTTTAGTATCATTTTGCTCACTCAATGGAGGACCAAACCATCTTTCAGGTACTATAACTTTCTTACTACTAGATAACCAAGCACCCCACCAACTAAATGAACTGTTTGCAATAATATGATAGTTACAAAGAGTCATTAAACACATGTCGAATAAATTACTATTTCCCTGAGAAACATAGAATCTATCGGATTCAAAAATATTTTGTTTTAGAACCCATTTGGGATCATCTGTGAAAATTATGACAGGTAGATCACTATTAAGAATGGACAAGGATTTATCATAGTATTCTAATGGACAGCACCCATGCCAAGGTTGATTCACATAATCCCCCCTTCGTATATGCAAAGAAATTATTTCATCGCTATCAATTTGATTTAGATATTCTTTAGCAACTGATGAAATACTTTCTTTAAATGTAAAATCTTTTTTCACTTCTTCAGAAATTTCTGAAAAATATTTTTCTGTTTGAAAATATCCAAGAAGGTCTACATCATCAGGACAATTCTCATATAGTTCTTTATTGAAATGAAAATATTCTTCCTTTACTCTTTTTGGAGCATTATTGATTCGTATATTACTTTTTGACAATGAATGAAGTTCAAACGCATCAAAAAGTTGATGATCATGCCACGGGTCTCTAAAATCACTTGGAGGAATAGTAAATTCATACCCATGTTTTGTTGCAATAGATTTTATGGTTGCATATTGGAACATTTGGTTTCCAAGTCTTCCATGATGTCCCAATAAATTAAAACTGATTGTCATTTTTTTGTCTGCTCTTCGATCCAGAAATATGTTTTACGAATACCATCTTCGAGAGTTTGTTGATAATCCCAACCCAACTTTTCGCGGATTAAATCATTATTAGAGTTACGACCACGAACTCCAAGGGGAGCATCAAGTTTATATTCTTTTTTTACGGATTTGCCCGACACTTTTGCGGCAGTATCTACTAGTTGATTGATTGTTACCATTTCCTCCGAACCAATATTCACAGGACCAATAAAATCAGAATCCATCATTCGACGGGTTGCTTCGATGCATTCATCAATATACAAGAAGGAACGAGTTTGTAGGCCATCTCCCCACACCTCGATGGTTCCACCTTCCTCAGGAAGATAGGCGACCTTACGGCAGATTGCTGCTGGTGCTTTTTCTCTACCTCCTTCCCAAGTTCCTTCTGGTCCAAAGATATTATGATACCTAGCAACCCGAACAGGGATCCCATAATTACGAGAATAAGCGAAAAACAACCGCTCTGAGAACAGTTTCTCCCAACCATATTCAGAATCTGGTGCTGCTGGATATGCTGATTCTTCACGGCAATCTGGGTTATCAGGGTCTAATTGATTGTGCTCTGGATACATACACGCAGACCCAGAATAAAAAATCTTAGTTCTATTTGTTCTTTTAAGGTCGTTCAATTGACGTTGTGCCTCAAGAACATTCAGGTTAATCGTTGCAGAGTTATGCATAATATCTGCATCATTCTCGCCAGTGAATACAAACCCTGCTCCACCCATATCAGCAGCAAACTGATAAATTTCATCAAATGTATCAATGTACTGAGATGCTACAAAATGATAGAAGTTGCCAAGATACCCTTTAAAGCAGATAACTCTTTCTACAAAGTTAAAATCCCTTAGATCTCCCTGAATAAACTCATTGGCTTCGGTTTCAGAAAACTCTGGGCGTTTTAGATCTACACCTCGAACCCAATATCCTTCAGAACGTAATCTCTTTACCATGTGACTTCCAATGAAACCACCAGCACCAAGAACAAGTGCTGTTTTCTTATAATCACTCATAATCGTAAATGAATAATATCTTTAGTATATATAAAGCAAAAAATAATCCAAATTAATAAAAATTGTAGTTAATTTATTCTTCCAAAATCATCTTCCAATCTAACAATATCTTTTTCTTCGCACGGATCGCCAATTTGAACTTCAATCAAAGTAATGCCATCCTCTCCACCTGTTACTCTATGGCTAGTTGTTCTAGGCACAAAAATAAAATCTCCGACATTAACTTTTTTCTCCGATTCTCCCACAATAACATTTCCATCTCCTTGAACTACGGTCCAATACTCATTTCTAAAATCATGATATTGTAAAGAAAATCTTTTTTGAGGAAATATATAAAGTCTTTTGCATTTATAATTAGGAGTTTCAGAAAAAACTTCTTCATACCATCCCCAAGGTTTTTCAATTCTTTCCATATTTAATACAACAATAAAATAGATATCTATAATAGCAAAAAAGATGGGTTTATGCAACCCATCTCTAGTAACTCAGGCTCGCCACCAATTTTTTACTGGAAATTGGAAACCAGGCGGGAGAGAGTCCCATCCGCACCACTTACTTTTAAGGAAAAGTAAGAAACCACATTAGGGTCATATTTGACTCCACCAGTTCTGTTATAGTCCATCCGTGACTAAGGGGGTTTACTCCCGACCAGGGCGCTTTTTAAGTCTTCCCGAGACTAATCATCCTTCACATAACAAGGAATTCTGTCTGGATCCAACCATCGACAATATTGATGATCTTCCATTGCTGTTAGACACTGCAATTGATTGTCAAACAAATAAATGTCGTACCATCTTTTTGTATATTCATTTTTCTTTTGAAGTCGATAATCTGGTTTTCCATTGATTTCCAAAATACCAACTTCTATAAAACGATAGTCTTCACGTTCAAGAAGAACTTTAGGAAGTTTTGTCGTCATGCAACTTCAACGGTTTCAAGATCAACTGAAATATATTCCATAAGAATTTCATAGTCATCAAGAGGATCACCAGAGAATACTACACCTTCATTTTCATAGTAGCGGCGAACTTTTTTGTAGAGTTTCGGATTCTTTACATCAAGGTAAAATTCACCATTTGCTGCACCACGAAGAGTTTGTACGTCTTTCTTGAATTTTTCTGTGATAGTCATTGTTTTGAATGTTGACCTTAGTATTATAAGGGGTTGACTTGAAGAAGTCAAGAAGGACAGTTTTGAACCTGTCCTATGCAGGTTGTGGGGATCGAACCCACCTTAGCCGAATTATGAGTTCGGTGCTTTCGACCAGAGAGCTAAACCTGCTTGGTAGGACTGCTGAGACTTGAACTCAGTTCACACCGTTATAAGCAGTGGGCCTTAACCCATAGGCGACAGTCCCATAAGACCAAATTAATTATAGAGGATTTGGAACTCTTTGTCAATCACGAACCTTCTTCGTGATCTGTGTGAATGTCTACAAGTTCTTCATCCACAACAGATTCTATTGCATACTTTATGGTTTGATTATAAGGAACTATCACTGCGCTATTATCTCCATCTCGTATAATAAATGATTCGCCATTTTCAACTCTGCTCATTAAATTATCAAAATCTGATTGAAACTCTTGGACTGTAAATGATTGGAGATCTTCTAGTTCTTGCATTTTCATAAAGTGATTTTTATGAGTCGGGGTGAGAGGGATCGAACCTCTGTCTTCTTGCTCCCAAAGCAAGCCGTCTACCGCTGACTTACACCCCGTTACTTATCTCTGTGTATAAACATAATACCAGCAAAAGGAATAACTGTCAACCCCATCCCACATAGAAAAAGAAAGAATTGATTTGCTGCAAGTGCTTCTACTAGATGAAAAATCATCTTCCTCTCCAGTTCTTGTATTCATAATACATGTATTGGTCAACTTCGTCAAGTCCTTGCAATGGAGCATTTACTTCCCAATTTGACCATTCTAAACAAAACTGTTTGATGTCATGATTATGTATAATAGAATGCCCATACATTCTTACGAAAGCGGACATAGCAAAATGATATCTTTGTCTAATGTGCGGTTCCATTTCCTTTATAATCGTCGGAATCATAATAGTCTCCCTTTTTAGATCCAACATAAAGAGTGGTAATCACAAAAGGTATTGCCAGCACAAGTAAAAACCTTCCAAGTAAATGTTCCATTACATTCCTCCGTTTCTAAATCCGACTATGTATCCAATAATTATTCCACACATAAATGCCACAAACATATAAAGCATGTGTGAAAAAAACTCAATAAACAATAACCAATCAGTTGTTGACATCTTCATCCTCATATGTAGATGGTTCTTCGAAGAGTTCGACCATCTTTTGTTCAAAAACTTTCTTTTGCAATTCTTTTAAATCTTCTTCTGTTAAAACAATCATTTAAGTAATTGGTAACTCTGATACAGGTGCTTTTGCTTGAAGTAAAGGAGATTTCAATACTTCCCACTTCAAATAAACTACAGTATCTACCATCCACCAAAAAGCAATAGTACAAAGAAAGATTGTCAGTACTGTAGAAGCGATACTTAGAACAATATTAAATTTATTTGATTTAAAATGATTTATAACTGCAAGGGCCATAATCAGTAATAAAACTTCATATGTTATAAAGTTGTAATATGTCATTTGTCTTTTAGGAGTTCTTCTATTCTTTTACGCATGTTCTCACTATCCTGTCTAAGATAATCACGAAGAGAATAACCACGCTGCCCTCTGATAATACACGTTCCTTGATAGAACATCGTAGCAGCAAATACCAAAAGGAAAACTATTCCTATTATTTCAGGGTAATGTTTAACCATGGGAACATAGGTGGAATAACGCCAACAAGTCTTAAAAGTCCCTCAGCAAATAAAGCAAGGACCACCCAACCAACGCACATAGAAATAATGGAAGCATTCCGATTGTGCCTTCGTATAGCAGCATCAATCATCTCCTGCACTTCAGAACGACTAACAAATTCATCATGAGGTTCCATCACCTATCATCCCCCAAAAATTTTGCAAGAGGATCTATTCTGGTTTTAACTATTGCAACCGCTCTTTTATAGAACATGTTATTGGTATTTCCAGAAGCTTCAAAAGTTTCTTTGATCTTCACCCAATTATTGTAGGTGTGTTGATCCATGTTTGTGATGCGTATTACTATTATATACTAATCACAGGTATTTGAATGTCAACCAAATGTCAGGATTTTGTAACACTAGTATACAGAAAACCGAATAAAATGTTAAAATAGTAACATATGAAACTGTTTTAAAACGGAAGGTGGGAGAGTCGAACTCCCAAGGGCTTTAACACCTCAACGCTTTTCAAGAGCGGTTCCGTCGCCAATCGGATTGACCTTCCTTATAATCAACGAATTTCGAAATCTAACTTACGAACTTTACGTTGTCTTCTTGCCTCTTGCCAGGCAATATCTTGAGAAGTTAGAACGTTCTTTTGTTCTTTCTGTGTAGAGTTTACCATAACTACTCTACTTAAGTCAACAGCCGAAACACTATCACCCTTAACGGTCATCATATTTGAACAACCGCAAGTTTGCGTTTTATTTGTGCTAGTTAATTCTCTGTTGCAATCTCTGCATCTCACTGTTAACATTTTCCAACAATCTCCTAATCTCTGCTAATTCTAATTTAATAGTATCAAGTTCTTCATGAATATCTTGATGGTGAAACCTTAGTGGTTTTTGAATCAGTTTATTAAACGTTTTTTTCTTCATTGTGTAAATGACCTTAACATCCAGATAAATTTACCATGTTCTTCATTTAAATCATCAACAAGGTTTGTTGTTCCTCTTGATTTTTGAGCCTCTGCTTCTTCAGCAACTTGTCCCAAAAGTTCCACAATCTTTTGATGGCATTTAATTAAGTCATTCACCATCCCCATAGCATCTAAGGAACTATT